CGTAATACTGTATAGCATCAGGAATCCTTGATATGTCATTTGATACAACGTGGTACCATCCCATGTTAGTCCTCGATCTCAGTTTCAACTGTGTCTAAATCAAGATAATACACAATAGCGTCATCTAAGTGAATGTCCATTCCCATTGCTTCTTTTAGTACGTCGTCAGCGACGCCTTGGTCAGCAAGTAAGTCAATGTACTTTTCGGCTGCTACTTCTAATTGCTTTTTGTCAACATACTGCTTAAACAGCATCCATACTTCGCTTACGTGCTCTTCATTCATTCTTGATCTTGCTCCTCGATGTAGTCAGTAGGTTCATCTACTTCGTGGGTATTTACCTTTACTGGTCCCTTGGCTTTTAATTTAGTAAAGTCCTCCATCAGCATATCCAGTTTCTCACCGACCCACTTCTTGCGGTATTCAAGGTGCTCAACGCCGTCGCTGTCGATATACTTAAGACGGTTGCCTGATTTTTCCAGCATACCTTTCTTTTCAAATAGTTCAACCAAACCCGAGTAAGGGTTCATGCCTGTCTCATAGGGAATCTTGACCTGCACACCTTCGAACGGTTTTGCGTAGCGAGTCTTCATTACCTTACAGCCTGCTCGAATACCCATTACGTCTGAGATTTTGTTGCCATCTTCGTCTTCTTTCAGCTTCATTTTCTTCATAGCAACTACGATAGAGCTTGCGTAGATAAAGCCTTGTCCGCCACTGATCTTATCGTCTGGGTCAAACATGTCTTGACTTGCGTATGTGTGGTTAGTACATACTAGGCCCACGTTGTAACTACCGATCATATTCACAGTGTTTCTAACAAGACTAGTAAGTGCCTTGGGCTTGCGACCCATATCACCTTTCATGTCACCTTTATTAAACTGGTCTACGTCTGTTGGAGTTAGCAACATACCAAGACTGTCTATTACGAACAGCACCTTGGGTCTATCTCCATCTGGCAGTGCTTTGTAGTCGATCATAAATGTTGAGATAGTCTTTGCAACATCGTCAATCATACTCATGTTTAGCTTGAGCAGCTTGGTCGGACTAGTATCTACATCAAGAGCCTGTAGCCACTTTTCGTCAAGTGCGTTTTCACTGTCAACAAGTACAACAAAGATACCTTGTGCTTGTGCGTCTTTAACTATGTTACCTGCGCAAAAATAACTTTTCCCCGAGTTATGGCTTACAATTCCGTCACCGTAATATCTATGATTCGGATGCATGACTTCAAAATCGTAACACTCTGCATCACTTGTATCTTCGACTAACATAACAGGCTGGATGCCTGCCGCCGTTTGTATATCTACTCCTACATCTAACTCACAGGCTTGTACCCACGTATTGTCAGCCAGTTGAATCATATGATTAAATGCACACACTGTTTCGTAAGTGGCTGTGGCAACTCTAACCATGGACAATACCCCTTTGTCAAACCATTTTCCGATAGTCTGATATCCGTCCGGTGTGTCAATCTCAATAGTATACTCGCCGCTGAGATATAGCTCTCTAAGCTCTTGTACTGTTACTTTCTTTTCTTCAATCATCTTTTATTTCCTTTATAATAGAATTAACACATTCTACTGGGTTTTTGCGAAAGTCTGACTCCCATACTACAATAAACTTATTAACTTTATCATCTGACTTAATTATGTCTTCTCTGCCTAAGTCATATTTCCACTTTTCTTCAGCAGTAATTCCATACACAACATGATGCTTTTCATATAATTTAGGATTCTGATGGTAATAATCGCCATAAAATTCTACTACTGTCTTAGTTTCTTTATGATAAAAATCTACTCGAAATCTACCAATTAGATACTCATGAGAATTACTACTATAATAACAACTTCCTCCTAATCTGTCAAATAACATATCACACATTTTTTGTGATATCTTTGACGGTAACTTACGAATGGCACGTAATCGTTCTACCATTTTTTCGTACCGACATACTGCTTCATCGAATGTCAACCCTCGGGCAAGACCTCCTTCTATGCTCGGCGACTTTTTAAGATTAATTAGCTCCATATCATTTGCGTTGTAGGATTTAAGCCATCTAGCAATACGGTCTTGATAAAGCGCCTTGTAGTTTTCGGGATATTTTCTTTTATAATATGCTAACCCGTTCGTTATTTGTATTCGTGAAACTTCTGCTTGCGCTGAAGAATCAGAATAGCCACGATATTTCCAAAATTCAATGGACCGACAACTGTATATAGAAGTACCTGTTGTTTTTAATGACGCTAAATTTGCTCGATGTTGTTGAACCTTTTTTACTTTTTCTATTGCTGCTGTCTTAGTATATCCGTTATCTATCCAATACTGCTGGATATTCGTAAAATGTGATGTTTTTAATACATTCTGCTTTTTATAAATTTTTTTATAATGCCTACCGTATCTTAACATTTGGGTATACTCCGTCGTTCCGGGAATACCCTTTAATCTTGCTAGTCTTCCTGTGTAATTAGTTAGGTCGTAATATACAAACTTGGCAACAGTGGAAAGCATGTGTTCAATCTGTTTAGGTGTTTTATAAAATAAGAACAACTTCTCTAATCGAGCATACTGTTTTTCTGAAAACTGAAAGTCAGGTCCAATTACGTCAATCACAGATTTTCTTTTAGAAAATCGTTTAATTTGTAAATCTAAGTTTTTCATGTAGTTTCTCCTGCGTATTATTTATCAAAACGCAGGAGAAACTGGATAGATATAGAGCTAGCCTTTTTTTGTTAATCGAATCTGTACTACTGCTTCTTTTGGCAAACAGCCACTTTCGCCAGCAAATACTGTTACTTTGCCTAGAGGAACACCTCGGTGAAAGTCTCCACTGATTAGATAGTTCAAGGCATAGCTGCCGGTTGATACCCAATCAGTTGGATCGTTAAAACCGGTGCTCATGCCTGTTATTGCTTTTGTTATGTCCTTGCGGAATTTAGTCGGGTCGAAGGATTTAGCCATTAATGACTCCTGTGCTGGTTAATAATACTAGGGGGAAGGACTCCCCCTAGGCATTCTTATTACTGACTTTGACGTGAACGGATCATTGACAAAATATCTTGGGCGCTGCCGCCTCCTTCAGATTTAGTCGCTGTCTTTGCTTCCTTGGCATCGTCGTTCCAAGGTAGAGTTGCTTCGTCTTCAGCTAGAGTGCTTTCAGTTTTAGCTGCTGGCTTGTCAGTGTTTACTGCTGACTTAGCTGCCGGCTTATCTGTTCCGCCTGGGCCCTTGTTGGGATCACCAGTCTTTGCACTAACACCTGCAGGCCGGAAGTATTGGCTCCAGCGATCTGCATCGTATGCTTCGCCGTCTACGCTGGCTTCAAACATTTCCTTGATAACTTGTACTGCTACGTCATCAGGTTCTTTTGGTAAGAAGTCGCTCAGGTCAAACAAGCCATGCTCGTCAACTGCTTTCTGCTCTGCGTCACTAAGTGGACGATCGCGTCTTGCCCAGTTTGATGAAGAGTAATCAGCAAAGCCGCCTTTACTAGTCTTGTTAAGTCGGAAATCAATGCCGGCCGTATAATCAGTTGGCAGTTCTTCCATATCAGGATCCATAAGAGCCTGCTTGATAATCTGGAAGATCTGTGGTCCGATAACGAACCGTCGAATCGGATTTTCAGGTGGGGTTTCTTCTTTTAATGGGGTATCAGTAACAAAGCCCTGGAAAATATAAGAACGCTTTTTCCAGTATTTACGGCCCATGTCTTCTAATGCTGGGTCTTTGAACCAACCACGCACTTCTGCCAGTACAGGGCAAGTTTTGCCATACATTTCCATGCAGGGTACTTGCACTTGTACAGGACGTGAATCAGTATCACCTTTGATCCCTGCGAATGGCAGTTTGATCATAAGACGTTCAGCCCAGAAGAATGTGTTTTCGGTATTACCATCAGGTAAAAAACGAAAAACTGTAGTTTCGCCTTCTTTGATGTTCCAGAATGGAAAAATAGCATTATCACCGTATGATTGGGTGTTGCCGCCTTTGTTTGCTTCTTGATCTTTGAGTTTTGCGCGAATTTCCGCTAGTGTAGCCATAGTATAAGTGCCTCCTGTGTTTTGCCTTTTGCCTATGTTTTAGTTGCAGCTCTTAACTGCTTGTGCCTTTAATTGTGTAGCACATGTTACATACTAC